AAAATTCGCCGAGTTGATTATCAAAGATCAGCAGCGCGAGTGGGTCGGGCTGACGGATGAGGAAGCGCTGGATTGCCAGGGTTGGTCTGTATCAAACATTGCCCGGAATGCAGAAGCCAAACTAAAGGAGAAAAACACATGAACCAAGAAATGAAACGAATCATGGAAGCACTGATGCTGATCTATGGCAGAGACTTGCAAGCCGCCACGATTACGGTGCTGCTTAAAGACGGCGACACAGCGGTTCGCTTTCTATCCTCAACCTTTCCTCAAGTGGAGACAGAGAAATGAGCGACCCAACTATTGCCGCATGGAGCCGAGAAGGTGATTTGCTTTTTCAGTTGCGCCAATTGCGTGAAGAAAATAAACGGCTACGAGAAGACCAGCAGGGAGTCGATGCTGCGGCTACGTTAACTGAAGAAGGCTGGCTGTGGGATGGCGATCAATGGCAGCGACCAGCTCAACCAGCCGCAATCAACATGAAAAACTTTGTTGGCTCTGGCAAACCTGTTGTACTGCCATTCAAACCTGACTGGGACACGCAAGCAGTGCTGGTTGAGGAGATGCAGCGCATGGCAAAGCGCATTGAGGACTTGGAGACCGAGCAAGACTGCGTAGGTTGGTTTGGTTATGACACGGGCTTGCGTCTTTGGTTTGAGACAAACAAAGGTGACGATGACGCTATCCCGCTGTACAAGGCAAGGAGTGCAACATGACTGGGTACGCAAACACTACCGACAGCATAAAGACCGTCGAAAACGAAGCCGCAGCCGCAAAGTATTGGCACGACATGTACGTAACTACATTAAAAAACGCGCAGGACTATGCCGCTAAAGTAGGTGAAGATATTGGGCGTTTGGAACGAGAGCTACAAATAAGCCAAGGGTACGGCTACGAAAAAGGGTTCCTCGATGGCGCACAGCACCAGATGAAGTCCAGCGTGTACACCGCCCCACCACAGCGCCCTTGGGTCGGGCTGACGGATGAGGAGATCAACTCATGGGACTTGCCAGTTTTGCCGACCGTGGCGCAGTTTGCCCGGTTTGTGGAAACCAAGTTAAGGAGCAAGAACACATGAACCCTTGGATAATAGAGTCCGTTATCACAGTTACAAAAGAAGCGGCGAAAAGAAACGGTTTCAGGCTTGAACCTGCTGGCGACAATCGGATTGCGCTCATGGCGAATAAAGCCCCATACGCCAAGGACATTTGTATCGTCCGGTTTGCGAGTTGGGAACAGGCCGAAATATGGTTCGGTGGTTACGAGCAGCAGATAATGGAAGCCAAGGTTATAAAAATGGGCAAGATACCAAAGAAGGAGAAAACATTATGAGCGGTGGACACTTTAACTACGATCAATACAAAATTGGCGACATTGCTGACAGCATTGAGCAACTAATTTTTGACAATAATGAAAACGGACAAATTAAATACACTGATCAAACAATTGACGAATTTTGCACTGCAATACGAATGCTAAGACGCGCTCAAATCTACGCACAGCGAATTGATTGGCTAGTAAGTTGTGATGACGGGGAGGGCACTTTCCACAAGCGGCTTGCCCTTGATCTTGCTGCCGAATCTAATGCGGCGGTTTAACCTTATGCCCATGCTTCAGCCAGATAGAGAGCAAAGCGTAGACAAGGATCAAGATAGCGGCCAGTTTGCCATACCGCCTAGCCATTTGTAATCAGGTACGCAATTAGCGCACCCGCCGCGAAGCACCACCACGTTGCGTCATTCATAGAATGTTCATCCTCACTGACTTTCGAGGCCTCGAGTTTATCTTGAGCCTCGATGTCAGCTTTTGCTTTGAGGAATTCAGCCCAGCCGGCTACGCCATGCTCTTTTAGGATGTGGCGCTTTAGGTCTTCAGTAGTTTTGTGTTCTTGCCGCTTGGCAACGAAGTGTTGGTAAGCCCGCTGCTCTTGCAGGCTTCCAAGTTGCTCTTGCCTGCGCCGGTCATGCTCACGGATGCGGCGCTGCTGAAGGATTACGGCATTCGAGTCTGCCTGGACATCGGCGACAAGCTTGCCACCTTCTTTGCCAACTGCTATGGACTCTTTGAGAGTGCCTATTGCCGCCTTGGCGCCTTCATTGACCCCTGCGGCGTCCATCAGGACGATGCAACGCCCTTGACCTTCTCAACAGTACGCAGGCCACCCATGCCCAGCATGCCCAGCATGAGTTGCCAGAGGTTGTCATCAAGCCCAGGTAATACAGGCCAATTGTGGCCGGTAATGATGCCTGCCCAAACCAGCAGGGGCCGAGCGATATATTGACAAGCCAAGGCAGCAGCGCAGACCCAGCCAATCGCTGGACGCCAGCCACCGATAAAGACCGAGCCGGAGGCGGCCTCAGCTTTGTTGATGTCCATCTGGCCTTGCACCAGTTGGACGGCAACGGCAAGCTGTTGTTTTTCTGCTTCTGTTTTGTCTGGCCAAATGCGGGTGATGACCGTGCCGGCAAGATCAGCAATTGCGCTATCTATTGCCATTCGCCCGTCTCCATCTGCTTAGACAACCGCTTGGCCCGCTCTGGCGTCTGCTTGGCCCAAGTGGACTCCAGCATGGCTACAGCGGCCTCGGCGTAGCGGCCAACCCTGACGTGGCTGAGTGTCGTTGTGAACGCTAGGAGACCCTTTACGCCCATCTGAAACGCCATCCCGATCAGGACTGCCTGCCTGCGTTCATCGAGCAAATGAAACCAAGGGAGCGCATCGTTCAGACCATCGGTTTTGCGCTTCACATCGTTTGCCAACAAGTAGTCAATCTCATCTGGATAGAGCAAGCCACCCTTGCGCTGGTCGATCAGCCTGCCAACGCCAATAGTCCAGAACCCGAGCGTGTCCTGGTAGGCGTGAGCCACTACGCCCTCTTCATTACGCAATTGCTGGATGATATTCATCGGTCAACTTTCCCGTCGAGCTTGTCAAATATCTTGGCAAGCAGGTCGCGGATTTCCTTGAGGTCTTGCCGGTAGTCGTCACGGGTCACGTAGGTCTTGGGAATCTCGGAACTGAGCTTTGCAAGGTCAGATTTCAGTTCCTTGACCGCCGTCCATAGCTCCCGAGCGAACCATCCCGCTACAGTACTGGCGATGACAAAACCGGCGTTGAAGAGGGATTGGTAGTCCATTTATGCGATCCAGGGCAACGCTTGTGATGTAGGTGAAACAGGAGGGGTAATCATACTATCAATTTGACCCTGCACACAGGCTTGGCAGCTTGCGATTGCCGACTCTGGAATCCAACCGACGACTTGGGCTTGGGTAAGCTGGTCGTAAGGCGTGAAACCCGGATCGTCTTGGGAAATGGTGAACTGCTGTGAGCCGCCGATTGAGGCAACGTATTCGCCGTCTACACCGCTGACGGTGTATATCGCGGTAACAACAACGTCAGTCTGACCCTCAACTTGGGGCAGGGTGTACATCGTGTCGATGGTGGTGGTGAAGGTAGTCATGGTGGTTCCTTTGGGTTAGATGCCTGCGGCTGCAAGGCGTTTACGAAGGTCTTGGATTTCAGCCACAAGGTTTGCAATGACTTGAGCGCTACTGGCTTGCATAGATTGATAGACTGCATTGCCTTCTTCGTCTTCAGCATCTTTCTCGCCATTGACTGAATACGGCGATACAGTTTGGAATTCATGCGCCAAGAATCCAGAATCTGTACGCCCATCTTCTGACCATTCCCATGTGGTGGGTTTCAATGCATCAATGAATTCGCCAGACCCCACCAATGCCCTGGCATTATTTTTTAGCCTGTAGTCTGATGTGGTGTTGTACAGAACAGCGGTGGTGCCAGACTGAGTAATTGATCCAATAGTTGTGCCAGCATAACTAAAGTTTATATAAGGAATTCCACTTCCTGTGCCAGCAATATGAGTAACGGCAAATAGTTTATCAACTGAAACACCACTGGTGTTCATTTGCATACCTATTGACCACGATATTGTTGACCCTGCTGTTCCAGATGCCGCCGAGTACCAAGCGTGAGAACCATTATATTGACTATATAAACTGGCGCCTGCTGCTGTTTTGTAAATATTATTAGAACCGTTATTGATAGTATTTCCACCAATAACCATTGTTCCTGTTGAAAACGAACCAACTGAGCCACCTACTTGGAATTCAATACCTTTCCAATTGCTTGCCCAAGTGCTTGGCGTTACTGCAATTCCAAGTCGTCCGGCTGCATCAAGCGTCATCGCCTGAGTAAACGTAATTGCTGTTCCTGCTGTTCCGGATGGTGCTGTGTGCCATTTGTGTTGGCCCATGTATTGTTCATACCGTGAAGCTGCTTCTGTATTCTTATACGTGTAAATATAGGAACTATTGATATAGAAGTTGGCACCTAGGTTAGTTACTGTGGCATCTGTTTGACCAACCAATACTGAACCAAACCCAAATTGCAGTGCTTTGTACGAAGTTGTCTGCCAAGCACTCGGCGTAACCCCAATCCCCACATTCCCACTACCATCAATCGTCTGCCGAACATTCCCAGCTCCATCGCTGAGTACGATGTAGTTGTTGGCAGTGCGAATGTCGAGGCCACCACTGTTGCCAGTATAGCTACCAATAATGGTGTTTGCGTAACCAGTGGTCATTGCTGAACCGCACTCATTGGTTCCAACAAATGTATTGAAGTACCCAGTGCTTAGATAACCAGACTTGTATCCAATAAATGTGTTTGATCCCTGTGTGGCGCTATAACCCGCTTGATAACCTAAAGCAGTATTATTTACAGCACCAGCAATTTGGCTATAAAGAGCCTGATACCCCACTGCGGTATTTTGGCTGGCGGTGGTGTTGGAGTAGAGTGCTTGCGTACCAAGGGATACATTACTTGCACCGCTTGAATTCGTATAACTTGCTTGATGCCCAACTGCTGTATTATTTGATGCAGTGTTATTATTTAATGTTGCATACCCAATTGCTACGTTTTGAGTTCCTGATGATGTTGTAAACAACGCTACAGAACCAATGGCTACGTTAGAGCTACCAGAATTGGCATAACCAGCCTGATAACCCAAGTAAACAGTATTTGCCCCAACGGTATTCGTATACCCCGCCTGATATCCCACAGCGGTGTTGTTGGATGCGGTGGTATTTGCTGCGAGTGCCCCAGTACCCAATGCCGTGTTGTAAGAGCCCGTGCTATTGCTTTGCAAAGTGCTATTGGCAATGCCGTACAGGCCACCCCCAACAGCGGTATTAGCAACGCCAGTTGTAATGGCGTTACCAGCAAAGTATCCAATGGCTGTGTTGTCCGTTGCAGTTGAGGCACTAAACAAAGCCCCTCTACCAACGGCTACGGAACGCCCCGTTCCTGTTGTAGTGCCGTACCCTGCTTGGTAGCCAATAAAAGTATTATCAAGCGAAGTCGTGCCCGTGTATCCCGCCTGATATCCCACTGCGGTGTTGTTGGAGGCGGTGGTGTTGGAGAACAATGCAGAGTTGCCAAGCGCCGTGTTGTATTGACCAGTTGTGTTGAATCGCAGTGCAATAGCCCCAAGGCCCGTATTGTAACCGCCAGTGGTGATTGCCAAACCGACCCGGTGCCCCACGGCCACGTTTTGCGTGGCGGTAGTCGCTGTTAACAGCGTCTCATTGCCAATCGCGGTGTTAACAGTTCCAGTGGTGTTGGCAGCTAGAGCCAAAATGCCAAACGCGGAGTTTTCTGAACCCGTTGTATTAGCCGCCAAAGCACTTGCACCCACAGCGGTATTGCTACTAACAGACCCCGCACCCTTACCAACCTTGACACCGTTGATAGTGGCGTCTCCACCAGCAATCAAATTTGTCCCGTTAAAAGTCAGGTTTGCCGACCCCGCCAACGCGCCACTCGAGTTGTACTGAATCTGAGTATTCGCCCCAGCAGCAACCGTCCCTGTCAGCGAAAACGGCCCGACATTCTGGGTGGTGCCATTGGTGTAGGTGACCACCAGATAGTAGCTGCCGCTGATCGTAGTGCCGCTGATGCTGGCAATGCCTACGCCGGAAACGCCGCGATCTAGTGTTACAGCGACCGGCGGCCGTGCCGTTAAGACGAGCGAAATGTTGTTCGCGTCAATGACCGAAACTGCAATGTTTGCCATGATTAAACCTTGTAGATACCGTCAGACCGGATCAGGAAGAGCAAGAAGATGACATTGTCATCCGCTGGGGTTACGCCTGCTGCTGGGAAATTGATCATCAGCCTGCCGCTGAAGCAGACCGGATTGGAAATCGAAATATCCAGCTCCAGGTCAGTTGCCAGGATGCCCCATGCAGTCTCATCAATCGTCATTGTGAACGTGCCAGAGGCATCGACACGGTTGCTGATTGTCAGAGCGATTGGGCTGGGTGTTGGCAGGAAGTTGCCAATGTCGAAGGTCAAGCCTGTGCGGGAGTCCGCAAGGTTGCTGACTTCTCGCCGGATGATCTGAGCGTTGAGCGTAGCGCCGGTGAGATTAATTACCCCGGAACTGTTGGTGAGCGCAAAGTTCCAGTAGGTTTTTTGGTTGTACACCAACTCACCGGCGATGATCGGGTTGTCGAACCCCGAGACTTGCGTCAAAGTGTTCTTGTTGAAGACGGCCATGAGTTGCCCCTATGCTTGGGTGAACCTGCTAACTGGCAGGCGGTGGTTGAGTATACCTGTTACGGTGTGCTTTCGGCTTCTAGATAAGCAGTCCCAAATCCTACCGCAGGAGTTCCTGATGCTGCTGAAGAAATGCTAAAGGAAAGATCAGCGGTAGCAAAGCCGCTGCTTGTACTAACAACATAGTCTCTGTTTACATCAAGTTTTATCCACGTTCCTGTTGTTCCAGAAGTCAATGCACCGCTGTTTAACGTAGCATATAGCCAATACCCTGGTGTGCTTCCAATGTTGGTTGTTGTGGGCAAATACCAATTGCCAGCGGATGTGTACGATCCCGCATTAAGTCTCTGCTGTATTACCCCATCAACTGTAAATCGTAGCGTGGCAGTTGCAACGCTAGGAGTTATTGCATAAGCATAAACATTGGGTGCAAACCCATTCACTACGCCGCCAGTCGATCCTGGGTTCCAATCGGTCACCAAACTGGTAGCCGACAACGCTGACACTGCAATGTCATTGTTGACTTGAAATGCAAAATAATAGTTGGCTGTAGGCAGAATTATGTTGTTGAAAACAATGCTTGACCCTGGCGTGTATGCTGTGTTTTCGGCAGAGGTCTGCGTTACCCAAACGATCCAATCTGTGGCAATAGGAGTGACAGCGGTGGTGTAGTACAGCGTTGCACCTGTACAGCGCCCGGTAGTTGGGAACACGCAAGTTACCGCAAAGGTCGGGGGATTGGCGTTAGGCAAGTAGTTGCCAATAGTAGGCGCCGCCAAGGCACTGAAATAGTACGGCGAAGTCACGCCGTTGAGGGGCGCTGGAGTTGTTGCAGTAATTGCTTGATCTGCATAGACAGCCGCATCGTACTCAGTTGCTGTAATCTGAGCGCCAAGGTTGCCGTCAGCAAGTGCGGCTTCTTGGATTTTGGTAATGCGGAAAGGCTTTGCAGACCAGCCATAGTTGGCATTGGTGACCGTGATCACATCGCCTGCATCGTTCTGGATGCCGGTGTAAGCTGTCGAAAAACTTACGATTAAATCAGTCCTGGATTGCAAAAGTATTCGATTGGCAAGATACGCCGCCTGCACTGAGTTGTTCACCATTTCAAACTTGGTGGTGAACTTGTTCACTGGCTCATTGGGATAAAGCGACAACGTAGGAATCTGCTGATAGATGAACGCAGGCTGATCTTTGTTGTCTTTAAACGGGTAAGAGACCTCAATCTGGTTTATGCTTGCCGTCAGGTCTTGCGCGGTAATCTTGATTTCAGACAGGATCGTTGTGTCATCAAATGCGCCGTAGCTTTGTGCTGTACCAATCTTGTTAATAACCGGCGACCACTGGCCCGTAGTGGATTGATACGCCAGCCATGAGTCGCAGGCCGTCAGAATCTTGTCTACGTTGTTCAGCACTGTCTGGCCGGTATCAAGCACCCCGTTGATTCTGTAGCGCGGCTGAGTCGCCGTACCGCCGCCGCTTGGCGTATAGGACAGCAATACATCCGAGTACGTGTTGAGATCAGCGCAAGTTGTCGCATTGACGTTGGCAGTCAGCACAGCGCCACCATAGATTGGCGAGACCAGATAGTCCTTCAATACATCCCCAGGCTTCGCACATCCTGCCCCGTTGAGATAGTGGGCACAATGAAACGTCAGCGGGTTAAAGCTGGTGGTGTTGGCTGATTGGCTGTAGACCATCTTGACAATAGCAAACGCAAGCCCGTTCATCTGGCGATGCGTAGCGGGCCATTGCTGCGCTGTTGCAATGTCTAAGCCACCCATTACAACGCTGGGAGC